TCAGTTCGGCGAGGTGCCCTCATCCCGGCGCGCGATCCCGTCGACGTAGCCCTCGGCGTACCCCTCGGCGCGGGCCTCGGACACCGGGTCGGCCGGCTCTCGCTCGGCGACCTGGACCGAGGGGGCGGGGTTGTTGGCCTCCGCGTGGCGGGTGATGAGCACGGTGTCGTTCTGCGCCGCGCGGCTCGCGTAGGTGTTCCCGGCCTGCCGGGCGCGGGGCTGCGGGGGCCGCGGCTGACCGGCCGTGTCAGCGAGGGCAATGACCGCGTCGGTCAGCTCTTCCAGCTCGGCCTGGATGCGGCGTAGCGGCATGGAGTCGGCGTCCGGGTCGTCGCAGGCCGCGTGCCCATCCCACCACGCATCCCGACGGCACTTCTGCACCAGGTACCTGACGGCGAGCGTAGCGGCCAGGCAGGCGCTGACGAGCGCGGCCAGCGAGTACGCGATCAGCCGCGGCGTGGGGATGCTGCTGTAGGCGAAGTGCCCAAAGGCCACGATGGCGGCCATGCCCACCGTCAGACCTCCCGTCACACACGTAGCGGCGAACAGGCGCTTGGTCGGTGGTTTCGGTGCGGTGGTGCTCATTCTGCGATCAGCTCCGATCGGGTCGTACAGGGACGGGGGTGTGATCGGAGGTCGGAGTCGCGGTGCCGGCCTCCAGCCGTTGCCCGCGTTCGCGCTGCGGGCAAGGCCAGCTCAGGCGGGTCCGGGCTCGATGTGCTCGTCGCGGCCGGCGGGGAGGTCACCGCGGGCGCGCAGCTGGGTGAGTCGTTGGAGGGCGGGCCAGACGATGCCGGTGGTGGTGGCGGCGTACGGCTCGCTGTGAGCCCCGACGTGCCCGACGGTGGCGGTCGCGCCGATGGCCCGGTCTGTGGGTGGCGCCGGGGTGGGGCACGGCTTCACCGGCGGCGCCGGTTTGCGGTCGGCGGATGGTCGTCCGCTGCGCCGGTCGGTGATGGTGCGGACGACACCGCGCCCGTGGTCGGGTGCTGCCTGGTCGTCGCGGTCGCCGGTGCACTGGGGCTCGCGGTCCGGATGCTCGGGGCTGGCCGTCCACGGTGGGAGCCCGGGGAGCACCGTGCCGCTGGCGACGGGTCCGACCACGGGCAGGGCGGGCACCTCAACGACCGGCGCCGGGAGTGGCTGCTCGGCCGGCGGGTCGACGGTGGTCGGCGCGTCGACCGGGGTGGGCTGCGTGGGGGTCGGTGTGACGACCGGCGCCGGTGTTGGCACGGTCGGGACCGGGACGGCGGGCACCGGGACGACGACCGGCGGGACGACAACCGGCGGGACGTCCACGACGGGCGGCAGGTCGACCACGACGGGCGGCACGTCCACGATGGGCGGGTCGACGACGACCGGCGGGACGTCGACGGGCACCTCGACCGGCGGCACGTCGATGACGACCGGGGTTGCCGGCTTGTCCGGTGCCGGGGTGGTCTCGTCGGCAGGCTCGTCGGCTGGTTCCTCGCCGTGCTCCGACTGCGGCTCCGGCTCCGGCTCGGCGGGCGCCTCGGTCTCCTTGGTGGGCTCCGGCTCCGGCTCGGACGTGTGCTCCGGCTCGGGTGCCTTGGTCGGCTCGGGCCGCACCTGGTCGACGACCTCGACGACGGTGTCCAGCACACCCCCCGGCTGCTGGCTGTCGTCGGCGTGGGCGGGCGCGCTGAAGGCGATGGCCCCGGCGGCGCCTAAGGCCGCACCGAGGATGAGACGTCGAACGGTCCTGCTCTGCACTGGCCCTCACCCCCCACGAGTGCGTGCCGCGTCCTATCGATGGGACTTCAGTGGTGCTGTTGCTGCGTGTGGATTATTGCTGATGGAAGCGTTCATCAGTGTCTACTCGATCACGGTGAGACAGCTATCCTGCCCCCGGCTGGTGCAAGTTGCACCCGTGGCGTCGGTCGTCATACGTTCGGCCGGGGTGGGAATCCTGTTGTGGTGTCCGGTTGCTCCGCACTGGGAGCGCTACTACGTGTACGCCATTCGTAACTCGGGTCGTACCGGGCGAGCGTAAGCCCCAGGGTCAGCGGCTCGCGTTGCGGACCTTCGCGAACCGGTCCCACACCCGCCGGCCGGTCCGTTTGCGCCGTCCTGAGCCTCCGCACCACCAGCACAGCCGGAACGACTTGCCGTCGGAGCTGAAGTGCTTCGCGCTGCCCTTGCAGCACCAGCACGGGGCGAACGGCCGCCACTTGCAGCGGGCGAGGTAGACGAGCGCCCAGCCGACGGCGGCCAGGACGAGCATCAGCGCGGGCGGGGTCGCCGCGATCACGTCTCTCACGGGGTGCCTCCAGGGGCGGGAACAGGGTGTTCGGGGGTAGGTCGTGCTATCCGCAATCCCGCAGGTCAGAGCGGGTATGGGGCGCTAGCGGGCGCGCTATCGATAGCGCGCCCGCCCGCTATCACTCGGCGATCTCTCGGGGCTTCGCGCCGCCGTCGATCGCGGCCTGGAGGGTGTCCAGCCGGACCCCGTACTTCGTCCAGCCGCGGCCCTCTGGGTGGGTGTTGCCGGTCCACATCCCGTCGAGCTTCCGGTGGATGGACACCGTCTTGATGCCGGTGGCCTTGAGTGCGGCGCCGAGGGTGGTGACCGTCCAGTCGCCGTAGATCTCGGGACGCAACCGGGCCAGCCGGTCGACGATCAGCTCCGACCACAGGGCCTCTTCGCTGGCGGGCCAGACGGCGCGGATGTCGGCGAGCAGGTTGTACGCCTTCACCTTCGGAGTGGGTTCGTCCAGCTCAGGCATGGTCCCGGCGCCCTGGCGGTGGCGGATCGCGTGCTCCACGATCCGCTTCGCACCGGGGCCGTCCACGTAGTAGCCGCGGGCGCTGACCGGCTTGCCGAGGCCGACCAGCCAGCCCCAGCCGTAGTCCTCGTCGCCGAACATCGTGGCGCGGATGCCCTGCTTGTACATGCTGGTGCCCAGCACCATGTCGTTCTCGACCTGGCCGGTGACCCGGAGGCACCAGCGCACACCGGCGTTGGCGGAGACGCCCTTGGGCAGGGAGTCCTTGTCGGGCCGCTGGGTGGCCAGCAGCAGGATGATGCCCAGCGCCCGGCCGAGCTTGATGACCTTCTCCGCCAGGTCACCGGCTTCCTTGCCGTACTCGCCGTGAGCGAACAGTTCCTGGCACTCGTCGACGAACGCCACCACGGGGTGAAGTCCCAGGTCAGGCATGTTGGCCAACTCGCGGGTGACCTTGTTCTCAGGGGCCTTCCCGGCGCGGGCCATCCGCTTGATGACCGCACCGCGGCGCACGCACTCCTGCCGCAGCCAGCGCAGCATGTCGAGGGTTTCCTCAACGGTGTCGTCGTCGGCGCCGGAGCCGTACTTCGTGCAGATCGGCTCCAGCATGTCGAGGTCGCCGGTGCCCTTGAGTTCGTAGCCGATCAGCTCGGCGGTCGGGTCAAGGGCGGCAACCAGCAGCAGCTCACGCAGGGAGAACGTCTTGCCGGCACCGGGCATCGCCCCGATCAGCCAGTTGCGGTAGATGAGCTGGCCCATGACGGGGCGCAGGCGCGGGTCGGTGGCGAAGGGGAACGGCTTGAAGATGTCCACCTTGGCGCCCTTGAGCAGCGGCCACGCTGGCTGCTTCATCGCCGAGGCGGGCTGGTAGCCCTGCCAGATGGCCAGCCGCCCCGGGTGGGCCTTGGGCATGGTCTCGGGCCACACCTGGTCGACGGGTACGCGCAGGCCGGACGCGAGGCGGGAGCGCCGCTCGATGACCTCGACGGCGTCCACGCCCGGGGGCAGGTCCACGATGGCCAGCTGGCCGGGGCCGTCGCGGTGGATCTCCTGCGGGAAGGTGATCTGCTCCGGCTCCTTCAGCCCAGCGATGCCGCAGGACAGGATGGCCTGCCGTACCAGCTCGGCGGTGAGCCGACGGAACTGCGGCTTGACGACCGCGGGGCTGACGATGGGCTTGTCGGCGGGCCGCCCGTACCGCGCGAGCAGTGGTACGACCACCAGAGCGACGACCGCGCTGTACCACCCGGGCTGTACCGCGAGGACACCAACACCCACGAGGACGGCGGCGAGCGCCAAGCCGAGGACGATTCCGCGGTACAGGCGGGTGGCCTTGGCCTCTCGGTGCAGCTTCATCCACGCGTCGGGGTCGTTGCGGGTGGCGGCTTCTTGTCGCAGCGGCGCCTGCTCGATGACCCACCACCAGCGCAGTGCGCGGCTGGTGAGGGTGAGCAGACCCCAGACGGCCCAGAGCAGGGCGAGCGGTACGTACCACAGTGGGGTGCGTACCGCGTGGTACGCGGCGACGTGTCCGGCCCGGCCGGCGGTCTGCTTGACGGTGGGTGCGATGTTCCCGCGCCGCAGGCCGGCGGGGACGATGGGGCGCCGTTCGTCGGGCTTGCCGACGATGGCCGCGAACACCGGCTTGCGTTCGGGCTGGTCGACGGGCGGGCCGGTCGGCTCGGGGGTGATGTCGACCGTCTCGTGGTCGTAGTCGTCGTCCGGCTGGCGCGGGCCTGGGATCTGCGGGTCGTCGGCCATGGGTCAGCCCTCCTCTCGCATCAGGTGCACCAGTGCGGCGGCCATGCCGAGCACGGCGACGGGCAGGCAGGCGACCAGGGTGGTAATCCACCACGGGGCGGCCGTCACCCCGGCGGCTTCCAGCAGGTGGTAGGCCACCTGGCCGAGCGCGCCGACGATCAGGGAGCCGATCGCCGACCAGCGCGCGAACGCCTTCGCGCGGGCCGGGACCTGCCCGGACAGCCACACGCGCAGCGCGAACGCGGCGTACGCCTCCACACCGATCGGCAGGGTGATCGCCGAGTCGATGGTGGCCCAGCCGCCGTCGGTGACGATGCCGGGGAGCAGGTTGATGTCACCGAAGCCGGTGAGTCCGCCGAGGCCCACCCAGCCGCCCCAGATGGCGACCATGGCGGGCAGGGCGATGACCATGACGGGCCACGACCTAACCGTCTTGCGGTCGGTACGTACCACCGGCTCGGCCTGCGGTACGGGGGCCGGCTGTACCACCTCGACCGGCTGCGGTACAGACTCGCGTACCACGGGCTCGGGGGCGGGCGGTACGGGCGTCTGTACCGCGACCGGTACGGGGGGTGCCGGCTTGGTCCGTACCGCAGTGGTACGGCGTGGCTTCGTCGGCGCGGTACGGGTCGGCTCCGTCTTCGCTGGGGCCTTCGGTGTACCGCCGATGCTGTCGCGGTACGCCTTGACCGCCTTGCCGGCCATACCGCGCGAGTCCCAGGATCGCTGGTTGGCCGAGGTGGGCTGCACGGCCTCGATCGCCTTGTCGATTGACGGCGGGTTCGCTCCCTTGTAGTGGGCGGCCAGCTCGTCACGCATGGCCCGGACAGTGTCGGTGAGCCCGTCGGCGGCGGGGCCGAGGGGCACGTCGACCGGGTCCGGGATCGGCGCCGGGTTGGGCCCCAGCGCGACGTCGGCGAGCGGCGGCGCCGGGTCCGTCTCGTCGAGGGTGTCGATGGCGGTGTTCATCGGACGGTGGCCTCCTTCTTGGTGAGGCGCAGGTCGTTGAGGGTGGGGGCGGTTGTGGTGGCGGTGACCGCGGCGGGCTGCTTGCGCTCCAGCAGCACCGGGCGCAGCGCGTACCTGCGGCGAACGTCCCGGTAGCCGCGCCGGGCCAGCCGGTACGCGCGGGGGCTGGCCCAGATCGCGGCGGCGAGCAGCGCCACGAAGGCGAGGCGGACGGCTTTGGCGAGGATCTTCACCAGCTCCCACAGGGCCCGCCCGACGAGGGCGAGCACGAACGAGCCGGTGCCACGGTCGCACCCGCAGGTGCCGGAGATGCTGCACATCAGCGGGCCAGCTCCTTCCGGCGCGGGGGCTCGACGGCCGGTCGGCGCGGCACCGGGACCGGCGCGGCGGACTCGGCAGCGCCGAACTCGTCGAGCAGGATCGCGACCCCCGCGACGACCGTGGCGAGCATCGGCACGCCCCCGACGGCGATCAGCACCATGGGCGGCTGCCCGTCGACGGCGGCGTACAGGGCGATCTCCCACGCGGCGGTGAACGGCATCGGGGCGAAGATGGCGGTGCAGATCCGGGCGCTGAGCGTGTTCATCGGGCACCTCCGGCCTGAGCAGTGGTGACGCACATGCCGGCCGCGCCGATGTCGCACGGCTGGGTGGTGTGGTTGTAGCCGACGGCGAACGCCATGAACGCGGCGCCGATGAGCAGGGTGCGGGAAATCCAGCGCGGGACGGCCATCAGGACGCACCACCCTGGACGAGCACGAGGCGGATGCCGGACCACGGGTCGTAGATGGCGGGGGTGTTGTGGATGCGCTCGGCCATGACCGTCCAGGCGTCGTCGCGGGTGTTGCCGGCGGGCTCGGTGGCGACTCGCCGCTCCACGCCGGTGGCGGTGGTGTGGCGTTCCTGAAGCAGGAATGCCGTGGTGGTGGGCTGCGCGGCCAGGGCCGCGTCGGGGATCATGTTCATGGGTCAGGACCTCGTTTCCTGATCAAGGCCCCGGCCGGCGGTGGAGTCGTCGCGCCGGGGCCGCCTACGTTTGGTTGCTGGTGGCTACTTCTTGCCGTGCTTCGCGCCCTTGTCCAGGGCCTTGAAGACGTCGGCGTGCTTGTCGGTCTTGTTGCCCTTGCTGTCGACCGGGCCCTTGTAGCCGCCGTCCCGCAGCGCCTTGAGCTTCTGGTAGGCCGGGTCGTTGTCGAACATGCCCATCTCGTGCCTCCGTTGGTCTTGGTCGCCTGCTTGGCGTCCTCCGCTGGCCGCCCGGACCGGTGTGGGCCGGGCGGCGTACGCAGAACGTCAGCGGCGCGGCGGGTTCTGCCGGAGGTCCATGTCCGCGCGGTACCGCCGGTCCTGCGCCTTCCGGATGTCGGCCATCGCCCGCTCGGTCGCGGCGCTGCCCTTGCCGTCGGTGCTGTACGTCCCGCTCGTGTCCTTCTTGCCCATGTCGATCTCCTCTGAGTTGCTGTTGCGGCGGTCCCGGTCGGGCCACCTCCGCGGCGACACCCGGTGATGTGCGGGTGTCCCACGGGGACGGTCAGGTCTGGTTGGCCATGTGCTGCTGCGCGGCGGCCTCAGCACGCCAGCGCCGAAGGTTGAGGGTCGCCATCGCCCCGTAGGCGATGCTGGCGACGATGAACCCGTACTGCCCGGTGACCATCGCGTACGCCAGCCAGAGGGCTTGGACGGCGAGGCTGACGGCCCAGCCCTGCCAGAGCCGGCGGCCGGTGAGCCACCACCCGGTGAGGCCGATCAGGGTCAACGCCCACGACCACCACTGCGCGCCCATCAGCGCCGGTACCAGGGGACGTTCTTCTCGGCGGCGATGACGCGGTCGTTGGCGTCGAGGAAGGCGTCGGTCTCCGCGCGGTCGCGGCGGCTGACGCGCTCCAGCTCGGCGCGGGCGTCCTTGTGCTCCTTGATCGCTGCGGCCTTCTGCGGGTCCTTCGCCATCTCGTGCCTCCTGCTCGACCTTGCGGTTATCGTTTCTTCCTGAAACACTAACCCCATCCGCGAGAGAGTGTCAAGATGAAACAGGGAGTGATACCGTGCCAAGCGTGATCAGGCCGACGTGGACGCCCACCGACGAGCAGCTCGACGCGATCGAGCAGACAAAGAAGGTCTGGGCCGCCGCCGAGGCCGCCGAGGACGCGGCGTGGAAGGCCACCCAGAAGCTCCGCGACGCCGGCATCCCGGACCTGGCCATCTGCGACCACATCGAGCAGGTCAGCAAGCCCACCCTCAACCGACGTCTCGGCCCCCGGAAGTCTCGGGAGCCCTGACCCCGGACGCGACGAAAGCGGCCCTGCCTCCATCTGGAGAGCAGGGCCGCAGTGCGTTTGAGCTGGGGCGGAACCCCTTCACTGTTTCATCTTGACACACTCACGGGGAGGGATTAGAGTATCAATTAGAAACAACGAAGCGAGCAGGGGAGACGGGAATGACGGAGAGCATCTACTGCGAGGTAGACGGCAAGCCCGGCGCCCGCTACGACGACCCCTACTACCCGGGCGAGGGCTACACCACCGACATGTGCCCCGGCTGCATCCGCGACCAGCGCCGCCAGGCCGCCATCGACGCCCGGCAGGCCGAGTTCGCCGACATGGACCCCGCCAAGGCTGAGGCCCTGATCGGGGCCCTCTGACCCCAGCCACGCAGAAGCGCCCCCCGCCACGAAGGCGAGGGGCGCAGTGCGTTGCGGGGAAGGGCTAGGGCCGTCCGTTGATACCCACGCACACGATGAGCAGCACAATCACCGCACCCACGATCGCCGTGTGCGCGAGCGTCATCGACCGCTTCACCACCACCCCAGCAGGCGTCGGCGAAATGGTGGCAGCCGTCCACGGGCCGCGTTCCACGAACACCCGCCTGTGGTTGCTGCGCGGCGTCACCCGGAAGCCGGCCGCCGTGGCGGAGGCGACAGCCTGGTCCATGGGGATTTGCCACGCGCCGGTGTAGACCCGGCCGGCCGTGAAAGGGCCGCTCTCGGGGCGGGTCGGGTCAGCGGGTGTGCCGGGGGTGGCGGTCATAGCCGGTCACTGTAGCGGCCCAGGACAAGCAGAAACGCCCCCTGCGCAGCCGGGAGGCCGAGCAGAGGGCGCTGTCCGTTGCGGGGGAGGTCAGCGGCGGGAAGCCAGGCGGGCCACGGTCGCCGGGGAGAACACCCGGCCCCGGGCCAGCGCCGCCACGGCCAGCGGACCGGCCACGGCCACCACGCCGAGGACCGCCGCCTGCTGGTCGTCGGAGATCGGCAGGCCGAACGCCACCAGCAGCGCCAGCACGGCGGTGACGGCGGCGGTGAGCGCGCCGACGGTGAACAGGGGCTCGGACGCCGCGGACTCCGGCGAGGGGATCTGGGTCATGACTACCTCCTGGGTACGGTCGATGGGTGCAGCTGTACGAGCAGACGCCGGATGGCATCGCTGAGGTGCCGAGGCCGTGCCCCGCTGGGCACACGGAGACGACCCCGGCATGGGGGTCATGCAAGGTGGAGGGGTGCTGGAAGATGGGCCGTCAATGGCGGTGCCAGCGGCCCGGGTGCGGGCTCGTGACCCAGCACGACCACCAGTGCCGGCGCGTGGAGAGCTAGTCGCAGCCGAACTGGGTTCGCAGCCGCGACACCTCAGCCGCCAACGTCCGACCGGTCTCCGTCACCGGCGGCGAATCCTGGTACGCGTCGTCGTACGTCACCAGCAGGGCGCACCACCGGCGGTTCGACTCCCGGTCGATCTGCTCCGCGCGCCGCTCCGCCCGCTCCGCCCGCTGGTTGGCGTACAACACCGACGCCCCAGCGAACGCGAGCACCACCACGCACGTCACGGTCATCGCGTACCAGACCCGGATCGCCTTCGTCGTCACCGGTCACCTCCCGGGACGCTGGGCGATGGTGGCGACGGCGTAGGCGACGGCGGAGGCTGAGGTGGCGACGACGAGTCGGGGGTACCACCGGTCCCACTGCCGCTTGGCTTGATGGACCACAGGTGCCACACCCCAGGTGCGCCCAGCAGGGCGAGGAACGCGGCCAGGAGTTCCCAGCTGACCTGCCCGGTCAACTGCTGATACGCGATCCCCCACAGGCCCACTCCGATGCACCCAGCGTCCCGGATGACGGTTAATACCCGCTCCAGCCTCACTCACATTCCCTGCCTTCCGGTCGGCCAATCCAGGCGACGCCGGTGCCGTCACCCCTGCTGGCCGACGAGCCGCCGTGCCAGTTCGTCGGCGACCTGCTTGGCCATGGTCGGCGGGATCGCGGCGGCGATCTTGTCTGGGGTCAGGCCTTCCAGGACCCCCCGGACCACGGCCTGCGGGTCACCCGACACCTCGCTGCGCACGGCGTTGAGAGTCCGCACGATGTAGTCCAGCTTGCCCACGACGCTGTTGGTCGGCTCTTCACGCCCGGAGCCGTCCGGGTCCACCGTCAGGCCCATCGAGCTGCCGCCCACGAACATGGCGTTGCTGAGCTGGAGTACGCGGTCGTCGGTCACAGTCATGGATGCCTCCACTGTTGGGGCCTTGAGCAGGCCGATCATGGTCAGGTAGCGGCGCATCACGGCGGTCTGGTCCCGACCGGCCTTGATCGCGTCGCGGTGGTACGAGATGTGGGTGTGCCAGCGATGCGACGAGTCGCCGCTGGTGCGCTTGCCGAGGCGGTCCCACCGCTTCACGGTGCTGCCGTCCGGCGAGTAGATGACCTCGCGGATGTCCTTGGTGTCGGCCGCGCCCGCCTTGCACTGGCCGGCCAGCCACACCGAGAACGAGCGCAGGTTGTGTGACTTACCGGCGACCGTCGCGGAGAACTGGCCGACGTCCAGGGCGCAGGCGAAGTCCGACAGCCCGGCCCGGTCGCGGGACGACTCGACCACGGAATAGTCGTTGGTGACGACCCGGTCCGATCCGCAGTGGTACCCGCCACGGTGGGCCGAGTCGCCGACGATGCCCACCTCACCCGGGTCCAGGTCGTCGGGCCCTGGGGCGTTGTCGAGGTGGGTGATGAGCAGGGAGCGGACGGCCAGCAGGTTGGCCGGGGCGCGGGTCACGACGGCACCTGATCCTCAGGCAGCGGCACGTCGGCCAACGGCCCCCGCTCTTGCAGCAGCTGCGGCCACCTCATCGTCCCGAGGCGGGTGCTGCACTGCGGGCACGCCAACGCCGTCCACTCCTCCTCACGCACCCGCCACTCGATCCCGTCTCGGTCCAGCACCATGCCCGTGTTCGGCGGCGTGGGCAGCTCGTAGCTCACGGTGTCCTCCAGGGTGGTCAGCGGCGCCGGGTCGGCACCATGCGACGGGTCAGGTTGGCGATCAACCGGGGGGTGGTCCGCGCGAACGAGTCCAGCTCCAACGTGGCTGACGCGTCACTGGCCCGGTACTCGGAGCTGACGATCCGGAAGATCGTCACCCCGTCGCGGGACACCCCGTTCAGGCCGTCAGGGCGGGGCAGAACACCGCGCACCCGGATGAGGCCGGGGCGGATCTCCCACGGCTGCACCATCCGCCCGGTCTGCACGTCCAGCACGGGGCGGGCGATGCGCAGCCGGCCGGCGTTCGCCGGGTACTGGCGCTCCGCCAACCAGCGGTCCCCGGCCCTCTGCGCAGCTGCGGCGCTGCCCGCGTCGGTGCCGAGGTCGATGCTGCCGGTGCGGGTCAGCCCCGCCGCGTCGAGGATCGGCACCGTCGCCGTGCGGGTGGTCGTCCGGATACCCCCGGACGAGTCCCGCCAGCGCACGCTCACCGCGTTGTAGAGGCCGTCGGCGGAGCCCTGCGAGTCGTAGCCGTCGAGCACGTCCGCCTCATAGCGCACCGACGACGGCACCGGGGTCCACTCGAACCGAAACCGGCCGGCGTCGTTGCGTTCCCACACCCGCCACGTGTGCCCCGACTCCAAGGCCATCAGGTCGTCGAGGACCCGATCGGCGCTGATCCCGTCCGGGTACGCCAACTGGTCAATCGGGTAGGTGGTGGTAGCGACCGCCGCCCCCGCCCCGTCGTAGGCGGGCAGCAACCGGCCCAGCAGGTCGGCCACCACCTCGGAGGCGAGGACGGTGCTGGTGTACCCGCTGGTCTTCTCCGTGGCGTTGGCGTTGTACCGCATCGCCACCACGACGACGTCCATCACCGACACCCACATCAGGTCGTTGGCGATGGTGGCCGCCCCACCGGAGTTACGCACGTAGTGGAAGTCCAACGTGTCGCGGCCGTTCGTCCAGTGCGTGCCCACCACCCGCGTGGCGTACGCCTCACCGGCCGCGGTCATCGCCGCCGAACGTGGGGTGTCCGCGGTGCCGCCGCCGGTGGACGCGAGGGCCTGGATCAGCATTCCCGCGTCCGCGCCGCCCGCGTCCCACGAGTAGCCGATCAGGGCGAGTTTCTGCCCCGCCCGGGCCACGTCGCTGTACCGCACCTGGATGCGGGAGCCGGTGGTGATGCCCAAGCCCTGCGGGTACTGCATGACCAGGGCGTCTTTGGTGGTGCCGCCGGGGTCTTCGGTGACGCTGTCGTTGGCCCCGGGGGTGTTGTTGCGTACCCGGTCGAAGCGCATCGGCTGGTCGACGTAGATCAGCGGCACGGTCCGGTCGCGGGTGTGCGCCTGCCCGCCGACAGCGGCGAGGTCCCACACCTGCCCATCGCGGCCGGCGGAACGCCCTGGATCTTCGAGACGGCCGTCCCACACCACGCAGCCGGTGCGGGCGTCGGAGACAACCAGCTGCCCGTAGTAGGCGATCTCCGCCGGTTGCAGGGTCAGCGGACGGTCCAGCGACACGGTGCATGAGGCGTACCCGCCCGGGTCGGTCCACCGCATCACCAGGTCCCGCAGGTCGACGGTGACGTCCCCGGCGCCGCGCGACGAGCGCAGCGACACCACCAGGGGGATCGGGGTGCTCACGACGCCACCGGCCTGGTGTGCAGGTAACGCGGCCAGTAGTAGGGGGTCACATCGGTGCTGGCGGTGATGCTCGCCAGGAAACTTTGGATGATGTTGGGCAGGAACACGACCCGGTTGGCCTGGTCAGGGGACACCAGGGGCGGCCCGCCGACGATCTGGGCGAGCGTCGCCGGCCGGACCTCGCCGCCCGCACCCACGTTGTAGATCATCGTGCGGGCCGAGTCGAGGATCTGCGCCGTCCCACCCGAGTCGGGGTAGATGGTGGCGATCATCAGCCGGTCGTCGGCGGGGACGAACACCAGGTGGTCAATGTCGAGGCTCCCGCCGCCGGTGGCGCGTTGCGCCCTCAGGATGATCTGCATGCCCCGCACCGGCAGGGTGTCACCGGACAGGCCGTCAGTGACCGGGTCCTGACCGACCGGGAATGCGACGAACCCGAGGTCCACGTAGATCGGGTCGGTGACGGCCGCCGATGGCAGCGCGACCACGTCGCCGAGCACGTTGCTGATGCCGATGCCCCAGGACAGTTGCAGGTTGATGGCGTCGGAGCCGGTGTTGCGGCGCACCCGCGCGAACACCCGGTAGGTGCCGCGCACATCGTCGGAGGTGGTCGCCGGCCACGGGTCTGCCGTCGCCCGCGCCACCATCGCCGTGTTCGTCGCGAAGCTGGTCCGCAGGTAGTTCTGGCCAGCGCCGGACATCAGCGGGTCGTTCGACGCGCCCAGCGCGGTGTCCGTGCCCGCCGACATCGCCTCGGCCGGCAGCACGAACGGCGCCGCCGAAGGGGTGCCACGACGGCGCACCGCGAACAGTGACTGCCGCACCGCCGTGTCGGTCGACATCCGCAGGAACAGCGGTGTCTCCACGTCACCCTTCACGCCGGTGACGTCGAAGTACGCCGCGCCCTGCCCACCCGGCGAGCGCAGCCGGGCCTCGTCGATGTGCACCGTGTGGCCCACCGGCGGGGTCGAGGGCATCGCCACCGTCAACTGCGCGAACGCGGTCGTCACGGGCGCGGTCGCGGACAACTGCAACCACGTCCACGTCCCCGCCGTCACCGCTATCGGCGTCGTCGCCGACGAGATGAACCCGTTCGCGGCGGTCCGCCACACAACCCCGAAGTTGAAGGTGCGAGACACCGCGCAGCGGACCCACGCGGAGACCCGGTAGGTGTCGCCCGCCACGACGGACACGTTCTCGCTGCGCGCCTCCACAGTGCCGGTCACACCATCAGGGGTCAGGAGCAGCGACGCGGCACCTTCGTGGGCCTGCGCCGTCGACCGGGCCACCGAGCCGCCCAGCCCCGCCCACGGTGAAGCGGTGGTCTCGAAGAACGGGTTTTCGTTGAGGGTGGGCCCCTCCGCCGGGTCCGCGTACACCGTCACCTGCGGCAGCGTTTCCTTCAGCCCGTAGGCGAACGGCTCGGCGGCGATCTCCACCTCCACCGTGCGCAGCGATGCCGTGCCGGTGCCGGGGTAGTCCTGCACCGAGTTGTCCATCGACCGCAGCGTCCGGAAGAACACCGGGTTGGTTGCGCCCTCCGGCTGGTACATCAGCAGGTTGGACGGCCTGTCCAGCTCACGCCAGAGGGCCTGCAACGCGGCCGCCGAGTCGTCCTGTGACCCGGCGATCAGCTCAAGGGACAGCCGGAGCTGCCGGTTGCCGTACGCCGCGGCCGAGAGGCGTTCCCCGTCCGCCAACAAGGTCCCGGACCACGCCTGCTTCAGCGGGGGCGGCGAGGTGTCAACCGCCGTCGTCGCCCACGGTGCCTCGTTGTTCAGGTTGAGGCGCACTGTCGGCGACGCCGAGATGGTGTCGACGAACCGGAGGACATCCACGTTCACACTCCCCGTGCGATCAGAGCGGCTGTCCGACCGGTCCGGTCGTCCAGTACCAACGTCAGGCCCGACAACGCCCGGGCCACTTCCCGGCCGATACGCGCCGCGTCCACAGATGAGCCCGCGGCGGGTGCGGGGGCAGAGCGGCCAACCGGTGACGGGGTGGCCTTGGAGGCGATCTGCGCGGACTGGCGGGCGTTGAGCACGTACCCGTTGTCGCGGAAGGTCAGCAGCTCAGGGCCTTCTTCACCCACCCAGAGGGTTTGGCCTCGCAACGTGGCACCGCCGGACGCCCGGCCGCCGATGCCGTCGCCGATGCCGACGTTGCGGCCCTCAGACCGCGTGGTGATGATGTTGTTGTGCACGGTGATGACGACGCTCTTGGACTTGATCGCGGCGATGCGACCCGCGACCGTCGTCAGGTCGATCGGGGTCTGCTTCGTCTTGACGTTCACCTCAGGGCTGACACTCGGGATGCCGAACAACTGATTGGCGAGTAGCTGCGCCTCGGCCTTCGACACGCCCATCGCACCGGCGGCTTCGAGGAACTTCGCCCGACCCCGCTCCGTGGCCTGCGCAGCCAGCTCGGTGGACCCGGTCGTCTCGTGGATCTTCTCCGCTGCCGTGGCCGCGGCACCCGCGATACCCAGCAGCGCCTCACGGTTCGCCCGACCCTTCTCCGTGCCCACAGAGATGCCGTCGTTGTTGGCCTTCCCAGCGGCCGTGGCCCGGTCGATGGCCTCTTCCAACCGCAGGTTGGCTTGCTCCGCCGACAGGTTCGCGCTGGTCCCCTGGTTTTGCAGCTCGAACGCTTCCGCCAGCTTGGCGTTGAACTCCTCAATGGTCTGGGTGGTGTTGCGGTAGCTCTCGCCGTTGACGCCCAAGGCGGCATCCACCTCGGCGGTCTTCATGCGGAACGTGCCCGACGCGTCAGCGGCGGCGACCTCCGCATCCGTCATCCCCGCCAGCTTCAGCGTGGCGAAGTCAGCAGCCGTGGCAGTGCCCTCGGTGGCCGCCCGGTACGCCTCAGCCTCCACCGTGCCAGCCTTGAAACCATCGGCGGTCAGGTCCAACTGCCAGCCGAAGTGCTCCAGCACCCCACCGGACGACATCCAGTCCTCGGTCCAATGCCGGCCCTTGTCGATCGCGACGTCGACCTGGTCCACCCAGCCCTTCACCGTCGCCCCGGCGTGCACGATCCCCGCCGTGACACGTACGAAGTTCGACACCGAGGTGGTCAAATCCTCGATCGCGGACGCGCCCTCGTCGGCGTCCTGCGCCAGCGTGGAGAAGGCGTCACCCGCGGCGTCACCAACCCCGTCGAGCAGGGTGCCGAACGACGACACCACCGGGTCAGCGGCGTCCACCGCGTCAGCGACACCATGGATCAGCTTCTGCGAACCCGACACCATGCCCGCGACCAGCGGATCCACCAGCCGCGACGACGCGAAGATCCGGGACAGGTCCGGGCCCAGCTCACTCCAGCCGGCGCGGACGTCGTCGATGCCGTCCAGGACTACTGGTACGAACCCGGCTGACCGCTTCTCCAGGTCACCCAGGATGAACGTGCCCAGATCCTTGCCGGCGGCTTGCACCCGGGCGTCTCGGGCGGCCAGGATGACGCCGCCAACCACACCACCGACGCCGGCGCCGCCCACCACCGCGCCTGACACGGCGGCGGTCAGGACCGGGGCGAGGGCCACACCCAAGGTGGCGCCCATCGCCGCACCCGCCGGACCGACCGGTGCTGACGCGAGGATCGGGCCAACCCGGCCGATGAACCGGGCACCGAACCCCGACGCCGCCTCTTCGCCAGCCTGGTCGAAATCTGGGAGGAAGTCCTTGGCCTTGACGAGTTTGCGCAGCTCAGCTTGCTGCTTGCGCATCGCCTTCGCGAGGTCCATCCGGTCGGCGGCGTCGCCCGTGCGCGCGAACGCCACCGCCAGCGACTTCAGCGATCCCTCAACCTGGGCGATCTGGTCGTCGAGACCCTTGGCGTCCTTCTCCGTGGCGTCGAGGGTCTTACCGAACCGGTCGAGGCCACCACCAGCGCGGTCGGCCATCTTCGAGACGGTCTCCTCGCCGAGGAGACTGACCAGGATCTCGCGTTTGTCCACGTCAATCCTCCTCGTCCAGTAGCGGCAGCAGGTGGGCGTGGATTTCCCGCAACGTCATCTCCCGCTGGGCGGCCGGGGAGCACGCCACGTAGTGGCGCGACAGGACCGGACCGAACTCGTCGAGCAGGGCAGCTACCCCTCGTCCGGCGAAGGCGAGAGGGGCTGCGCTGGGGGGTCCACATCAGCGACCGGCAGCCGCTCCCACTCGGCAGCGAGGGGTAGCCGCTCCCACTCGGCCAGCATCACCAGCGGGGTGAACTCGTCGAACCGCTCGACCACACCGGCGAGACGACGCGCCACCCACATCACAGCCAAGTTGCCATCGGCGAAGTCCTGCCGGGCCCGGTTGAGCATGACCAGGACCGTCATGCCGACCTGACGCTCAATCTCGATCAGCTCGCGGGCCGGCACCCGCAGCACCGCCGACTCGTCGTGCACATACCAGTCGGCCCCGTACCGCTCGTGATCGTCCTCGTGCAACCGGAACCGCACCGCAGGCAACAGCCTCATTCAGCCCCTCGCAATCTTGTCCGCGACCTGGTCAATGACCTTGTTCATCTCGCGGCGCACATCGACACCCAGCCGGTCGAGCGGCCGGTCCACGAACCCCTTGCGGACCTTCTGGTCGATCCACCACTGACGGTTGCCGTACAGCGGGTGACGCAGCAGCCCCCGGTTCAGGGCGGGGACATCGCGCCGCTCCTGCTGGCCGTCGCCGTAGACCCGCCAGGTGACGCGGGCGACGTGCTTGAAGGCGCGGGCCTGTGTCTTGAACTGCAACGACCTCGACAGGACGGGGGCGTATCCCGACGGCATGGCCTTCGGAACCTCGGCGCTGACGGCTGGTCCCAGCGGTGCGGTGGCCATCCGGAAGCCGGCTGCCATGCCCTTGCCGAGGCCCTTGTTGCCGGTCTCCTTCAGTACCTGCATCACCTTGTGCAACTGGGCGCTGCCAGTGACCCGAACGGGCATGCCCATGGTCAGAGCGTCAGGTCAGTCGAGATGTACTCGACGGTGATCGTCGGGTTCGTGCCGTCGTGCTGCGCGACGAACGGGAAGCTGGTCTTCACCTCGGCCGGGCCGGACGCCGTGGGGGTGTCGCCGTCGAAGAACACCTGCGGCATCTTCACCCGGAACGTCTCGTAGTACGTCGAGGCGATGTTCGGGCCCACGAACTCCCACACGATCGACACCGGGGCGTCAGAGGCGAACCGGTCCGCGAACACCTCCTTGTCGAGGAAATCCGCGTCGATCGTCCCCGACACCTTCGTCCAGTCGTTCAGCACACCCTGGCTGCGCAGCCCCTGGTTGCCCATGTACGGGCCGCCAGCGTGCCGGGCCCGCTCCACGGACACCGACACCTTCGTCACCGCGTCCACGGCCGCCTCAGCGCCGAACGCGCCCATCTTCAGCGTGGCCTGCCCAAAGTGGAACTCGCCGATCGTCGGGTACGACGGGGCGGCGATCGTCTGCCCCTCCGTCATGTCCCGGGCCTCCACACCCCACGACGCGGTCAGCCCACCGCCGGTCTCACACGCCAACTCCAGCGACGTCAGCTGCGCGCCCAGCACCGTGTACGGGCGCACCGTCCCACCGAGGTCCGGCACACCGGCCTGCATCGTGTAGAACTTCCCGAACGGGTCCGCCAACGCGTGCGTCTGCAAGTACGCGGCCGTGGCCGCCTGCTGCACCGGGGTGACCGTCCCACCGAACAGGCCGTTGAGCAGCAGCCCCATGCCCTTGGAGTAGACCGCCGTTTCGAGGGTGCCGCCGGCGCCCTTCGTCGTGACGTAGCGGCGCGACCCGGGCTGCACCATCCGCCCCGACGCCATACCGCCGCCCTGATACACGTTCTTGCGCTTCGTCAGGTTCGCCGTCGCCTCCAAGAAGCGCGACGGGGCGACGTACGTGCCGTAGGTGACCTCCGGCGCCATGCCGAATGAGCTGCCCAGCCCACTGCCGATCGCCATCAGGACTCCTCACCGGTAGTGGCCTTGTCGAGCTTCTCGACGACCTTCTTGGTCTCCTTGTCCTGGGCGGCCGACCAACCGGCCTCCAGGTAACTGGGCAGGTCCCCGTCCGGAACCTCGACGATCTCGCCCGGGTCGACCTCACGGCCGAGCCACGGCACCCACCGCCGCTCGTCGTACGGCTGCTTCACTCTGGCCACGACCAACCTCCTCACGCTGCCGACCGTGACCGGCACAGCACGTCGAAATGGATCTCACACACCCGGCCGTCGCCGGCCTCTTCCGCGGTGTCCGTCTGCCGAATCACCACGTTTGTTGCGATCGCCGTCCCCGAACGCAGCGCACCGCCGAGGTCCCGATGTGACCGCAGGTGCGTGTCGAGGGCGTTGAGGATGACGAATGCACCATCGCGGGCCGTCTTCATCGCCCCGCCGCCGACCTTCCGGCACCAGATGATGCAGGGGATGGTGAAGTCCTCCCACTGCGTCTGGGCGCCCAGGTTGCCGTGGGTGACACCGTCCTCCGTCGCCGAGTCCTCAGGGGTGACCCCGATCGCCAGCGCAACGTCGGCGCGGGCGTCCGGCCACCCGTCGAACACACGCACCGGCGCCGCGCACTCCGGCAGGGACTCGGCCGTCGCAACCAGGTAGTCGATCGACGCCGGAATCGCTGAGGTGGCCATCAGGGAAGCCACCCGCCTTGCCGGTGCGGCTCCAGCAGCTGCAATACCCGGTTCGGCACGAAGAACCCGAGCCTCACCTGCCCAGGCGCACCAGCCGCGATGTCACCGGAGTCGAAGGGCGAGTAGTTCCCGCCCTGTTGGGAGCGGAAGTTCACCGCCACCAACTCCTTCGCGGCCTGCTTGATGCTCGCCGGGGTCACCGCCCGTCCCGCCTGGTAGACGACCTGCACCGCCGCGCGACCGACCGCCCACCGCTGCGAGGTCCGGTAGAGCACCCCGGCGTTGAGTGAGACGGTGTAGCCGCTGCTGTCGACGGTTGTCCCGTCCTCGGAGACCGAGGTGATGGACAGCGCGGGTGGCTGCCGCAGGATGACGGCGTCGGTTCCGCCGTCGTGGTCTTCGGTGACCTCTCGGGGCACAACCGGGCCGACCACGTCCTCGATCACGTCCGTGATGGAGGCGATGAAGTCGGCCAGCTCGGCGTCTTGGGAGGTGTCCGCGTCAGGAATGTTGAGCTGCTTCTTGACCTCTTCGACGGTGACAATGTCGGCGGGCACGGACACCTCCTTTGGGCTACTTGTCGCCGGCCGGCCGGCGGGTCTTGTCAGCTGGGGTGCGGGTCTTCGCGGCCGGCTTCACCTCGGGCTCGGGCTCGACGGCAGCGCCGCCGACCAGCTGCGCGTCCGGGTACGCCTTCACGTCCTGTTCGTTGAGCCGCAGGATCGTCTTGTGGCCGTTGTGGGTGACGTGGTACTTGCGGACAGCTCCCACCGTTCGGTCCTTCCTGGTCGGGATGTCTACGGGGGTGCCGGTGCCGGCCGGCCCGCACGACGCGTGGTTAGCGCCGCACACAGGACAGCCGGCACCGCTCGATCGGATCAGCACTACGGCGCGATGACGCCGGAGGCCCGCAGCTGCACCAGCAGCGCGTTGAACTTCGTCTTCAGCTCGTTGACCAGGTCAGCCTCGGGCTGCCCGTACGTCGCGTCAGCGTTCGCCGTCGCCACTGCCGCCACCGCGGCGCCGCGCTTACCGGCCCGCTGCGCTCCCTTGTCACCGTTCAGGTACGCCATGATCCCGACTCCTTACGCGGTGATGTCGATCTCGACGAACGCGTTGGGCTGGATGATCCCGAAGCCCGCGCGCATCTCGCCGAGGATCGCGACCAGGTTGCGGATGAAGAAGTCCGCGTGCGAGTCGGTGGCCTGGACGGTGGCCTGCTCCCGGTCCCACAGGACCGCCTTACGCCACGCGCCCACCCACGGGGCACCCTCGGCGACCGCCTCGGACTCGACGACCGGCAGACCCCACACCGTGGGCTGCCCCTCGCGCATCGGGCCGCCGAAGTAGTAGCGGGCCTCGTTGTCCTGGAGAAGGTCGACCTTCTCCCAGTCGGCCGGGTTCATCACGTACGCGGTGGCGATCGACCGGCCCACGGTGCGGACCTTCGTCTTCGCCTTGCGCAGCGTGGTGAGGATGTCCGTGTCGTACGCCTGCGACTGGGTGCCCGAGACGGTGTTCAGGCCCTCGAAGTTCTCGCCGGTGCCGTCACCGTTGACCATCTGGTCTTCCAGCTCCTCCTCCAAGCCGTAGCGGAGGAACTGGTCGATGAGGGTGCGAACCTGCCCGGCGTCGGCCAGAGCCCGCTTCGTGGCCGGGATCCAGTGCGCGATCGTCTTCACGGTCGTCGACACCTTCGCCAGCGCCAGCGCCGACTCGGGCTTGTACCCGCCACCCGCGTTGTTGATCAGCGGGCCGGTCGAGCCGTTCTGCGTCGGCAGCGCCGCGCTGGTCGCCTCCGCGACCGGGGCCGCAGCGTTCGTGGTCGAGGTGACCCGCACGTACTCGATCGCGTCGGAGGTGGTGTTGCCGTTGGTGACCAGGTCCCGGATCTTCAGCGGACGCTGGAACGCCTCCAGACCCACCTGGAGGCCGATGTTGTCGTTGACAACCAGCGCACCCGCGCTGGTGTCCGACAGGCCGGTGACGAGGGCCTTCGCGCCGAACGGCGCCGAGTGGACCCGCTGGTTCTTGCCGAACGTGCCGCCGTTGGCCTCGGAGAGCAGGCTCTTGTACTGGTTGGACTTGACGAACGCCTGGCCGATGGTCTCGCCCTTGCGGGGAGTCCACAGACCGTCGGTGGGCTGGTTGCGCTCCTTCGCGCCCGGCTCGAAGCTGATGCCGTCGCCGAGGTCGCCGAGCTGCTTGGTCAGGTCGTTGTCGGCCTTCGCCTGGTCGATGCGGCCCTTGATCCCGTTGGCGGTCTTGACCGCCTCGGTGACCGTGGCCCGCTCGACGTCGGTCAGGTCCCGCTTCTCGGCCTCCGCCTTCGCGGCGATGTCCCGAGCCGGGGTGAGCGCGTCGGACAGCTCCTTCTTGAGCCGTTCCATCAGTGCAGTGGACATGCTGGATTTCCTCCGTGAGGGTCAGTCGAGGTCGTACGCGAGCGCGTCGACCTGGAGTGACAGCAGGACGGAGGCGGGGCTCAGGGTGGGCTCGGCGGACTTGGCCTTGGGCTCGATGGCCGGAGGCTCGTCGTCGGCGTCTGCCGGGGCTGGCATGGCCTGCTTGGTGCTGTCGGTGGTGTTACCGCAGGTGGTGCACCTGCCGGCCTTCGCGCCCACCAGATCGGTGGCCGCGTTCATGCCGAGCAGGGTGGGACCGACCTCGAACACGTCGAGGTCACGCAGCTCGTACACGTCGCGGCCGTCACGCTCACCGAGCGCACCGTCGCGGATGTCGTAGCTGAAGCTGAACTGCTTCACCCGGCGGCCCTTCAGCAGCCGGTGAACCTTCGCCGCCCGGGGCTCGTCGAGGTCAAGCTGACCCCGCACCCACAGACCGCCGTTGTCGCGCAACTTCTCCGGCAGCCGGTCATCGCCGGCCAGGAGTTCCTCGGCGTCGAGGACCACACCGATGTGCGAGTCCGGGTCGCCGATCTGGTGCGACCAGATCACCGGGATCGGGTCGCCGGCGGCCTTCCACTCCGACAGGGACCGGGAGAACGCGCCGGGCAGGACCACGTCACCGCCGTGGTCGACGTTGCCGAACACGGACACGATCGCCTCGAACTGGCCAGCGGCCAGCCCGTCCTGCTCACCGGCCGCCTTGATGTGTGCGGCGAACGACTTAGTCCGCATCGGGTTCCTCCCCGGGGGTGGTGGAGCCGGAGGGTCCGGCGGGTAGCGCGGGCTGCTCGGGTTCCGATTCGCCGATGGCCACGTTCAGCGGCACGATCAGATCGTCGCCGCCCTCAACGCGGGGCAGGTTCGTCCGGCCGCGCGCCTCGTTGCGGGTCATGTACGGGGCACCCACAGCGGTCTGCAACTGCGCTGCCTGCTCCTCGAACGAGCCCTGCAACTTCTCGTAGATGTTGAACTCGACGTACACGCTCTTGCCTGACGCGAGGTCGGGGATCAGTTGCAACCCGATGTCCTGCTCGATCTCCGCGCACCACGGGCCCAACGTGTCCTGATACAGCGCCTTGTGCTGCTCCCGGATGTTGGAGAACGTCGCGTGGTCGAGGATCCCGACCAGCGGCGGCGCGATGTGGTACGCCGCCGCCGCTTCCTCCCGGGTGAGCTTCCGCGACTCGACGTACTGCGCTTCCTTCGGGTTGATGCCGGCCGACACGAACTCCATGCCGTCCTCAAGGATCGGCGTCCCACCGGCCTGAGTGCCGCCGCCCGTGTACTGGGCCTGCCAGCCCGCCCGGAATCGCTCACGCGCAGGGGGCGACCACTCGGGGGCCTCCAACGGGCGCCGCAGGTAGCCGGACACCCGGGCACCGTTGGACCACATCTGCTCCCGCCACAACGCGGCCGCGTGTTCCTCGGCGAGCACCTGGCGCAGCGCCTCGATCGGCGACAAGCCGTGCCGCCCGTCCTCCGGGTTGTAGCCGCGGAAGTGCACGATGTTCTCGGCGTCCACGTCCAGGTGGCCGGCGCTCCCGTGCAGCCGGTACTTCACGGCGTCCATCCAGTCCGCGCCCAGCGGTTCCACCCGCGTCGGTGACACCCGCCGCAGGCCGATGGGCTCACCGGACTCGGCGCGAAGCTTCACCCAGTACGCGTCGTCGTAGATCGCCTTGTCCGACACCAACGCCCGGACCAACCGGAACATGGTGGTCTGCGGATTCGGCTCCGCCAGCAGCGCGACGAGCGGGTGATCGGACAGCCGGCGCCGGTCGTTGTCGGACAGCCGCTCGTAGGTGTGCAGGCCCAGTTGGGCGATGTTGCGGGCCAGGAAGTCCACGACCGTGCGCACCGCTGGCTGGGTGCGGTAGATCGTCCCGTACGTCAACGTGTGGTTGGCGGACAGCATCGAGGTGTAGCCAGGCCACGTCGACATCGACGACGACCCTGGCTCCAGTGCGTGCAGGCGGCCGGACGAAACGACGAACGCCATCAGCTCACCACCTGGATCCAGTCGATGCGGTGGCGCGGAATCAGCACGGTCCCGTCGAGCGGGCTCGGCTCGCTGTGCGGCCGGTGCACCTCGGCGCCGGTCAGCTTCACCTGCCACGGCCACGACAGCCGGCGGGTGCCGGTCATGGTGGTACGGCCGTCGACCAGGTTCACGACGACGGTCCTGCGACGAACAGTCAGCACAGCCCCGCCCTCCCTGGTCACACGACCATCAGCTCGTTGTCGTCCTCGTAGGCGGAGCGCTTGGGTGGCGGCACCTTCACCGTCAGCACTGCCCACGTGCCGAACGTGGCAGCCAGCAGTGGCGCCGACGCCGGATCGTGGTAGTCCCAGGCCGTCCCACCGGAGAGCGACCGCGTGTCGGTGGCCGCCAAGGCCAGGTTCAGAGGTGCCTCGTCGAGGTGGAACAGGATGCGTTGATCCACCACGGCGTCGAGGAACAACCCGTATGCGATGGCCACCTCAGCGGCCCACGGCACCACCAGGTCCCCGCGGCGCGGGCACTCCCGGTCCTCCGCGGGCTTGATGCCCAGCTCGGCCAGCTCCGGCAGGAGGGTGCCCGTCGGGCCCTTGTCCTGGGCGACGATGAACAGCGGATCGTACTGCCGCTTCAACTCCGCCATGCGGGCTGGTGCCCACTTCGTGCCGGGCCGGTGGTCGACGATCGAGACCAGCAGCGTGCCGTCCGGGCGGCGCCCGACCGCGACGATTGTCGTGTGGGTGCGAGTCGAGTTGACCTCGATCACGAACACCGCGTCGCGCGGTCGTACCACGGCCTGCGGGTTCCCTGCGTTCAGGTCCCGCTGGTTACGCCACTGCTCGGCGGAGATGACGCCCCCGCTCTGACTCCGGATCTCCCGGGGCCAGATGCCCAACCGCTCTCGCGGGTATCCAGCCCGGTCTGACCTCAGCTCACGCTGAATCGTCTCCAAGCTGATCCGGATGCCGTACGCCGGGTTGACCTCGACGGCGGCCGCTGGATCGTCGATGTCGACCCGGATGTCCTCCAGGTCGCCGGCGTGACCCCAGTCGCGGTAGCCAAGCGACGGGTCCTGCTCCCACGGACCGTCCTCGTCGGTCCGCGGCGCGGTCGGATCCCCGCGGCGCCGCAGGTCGTACATGATTTCGCCGGTGTCGCCCTTCAGCGGCGGGCTGCTCGTGTAGATGAACTGCGGGTTCGGTCGGGCGCTCAGGGTGTAGAGCAGCGCTGAGTGTTGCTCTCGGGTGTACGCGAACGTCTCATCGATGATGTTGACGTCGCCGCTCATGCCCCGGCCGCCGCCAGCCGAACGCGCGATGAACAGGATCCGGGCGCCGGTGTCGAGCCGCTCGAACCCTTCGTCGCCGTTCGTGTTGCTGATCTTGACGAGGACCTTTTCCTCGCGCGGCGCGCCCGTCACCTCGTCAGTGACCACCGCCGGCACCAGCCACAGGTTGTCGTCGGTGGGCTTGACCTTCGTGCCCAGGGCCCGGATCAGTGCTTTGACCCGCCGGAACAGTTCCATGGCAGTCTTGTAGAGGTGCGCCGACCACAGGATCAACTGCTCACCCAGAAGCAGGAACCCGGTCAACGCCCTGGCCTCCAGGATGCCGCCCTTGCCGTTCTGCCTGCTTACCCACTCGCAGTACTCGTAGCACGCCCACTTGCCGTCATCGCGGACCGCGAGCATCAAGCCCAGGCCGTCAACCTGCCAATCGTCTAGCGGGCGGCCTGCTCGGCGCATCAACTCCGCGCCCTCGTCGGCGAACGTGTATGCGTACTCCGGGTGGGTCTCAACCCGTGGCCTGGCCGCCCCTCTTTGCGGCAATCCGATCGGCGAGGCTTGCAACGCCAGCGACACCTCCGCCTCCCGACTGTTGTGCCGTAGCGGGAGGCTTCCCCGCCCACGGCTTGGCCGGGCCACCGGCCTGTGACGCGCGCAGTTCGGCCAGGAGCGCCTTCAGCGCGACCTGCTGCTGCCGGGCCTCCGACAGCACGCTGTTGACGACCACGGTCACCTCATCGCCGCCGTCGTTGACGCGGAACCGCATCCACGCGTCCTCGTCGCCCCGCAGGATCCGATCCAAGGTGTCCAGCCGGTCCGCGGTGCGGCACGCCTCTTCGAGCAGCACCCGCTCGGCCGGCTTGAGTGCCGCGCCGTCGTCGGTGCACTGCTGCCAGAGGCGCCGCCCCCGCGTCCCGAGCTGCGGTGCCTTCGGGTCCGCGGCTGGCTTCGTCACAGCGGCTGTCACGCCGGCTGTGACCGATTCTGTGACGGTCACACCGTCGCAGCGACCCCCAGCGCATAGCGAGTGGTCACCAGCGCGGTGGGCCCGCGATCTGCGCTGCCTCTCGGCCGCTGGGGTGCCCACAAGCCGCCTCCAAGATCCAGCACGCGGGGGGAAAAGTGGGAGACAGGGACGTGGGGTCTCCCGGATGTCCGTTTCTAGCGATTTTGACCGCCCCTCCCCCCTCACCAGTGAAGGGCGGGCCTGAACATCGAGGCCAAAGGCTTGGTGCCGCGCTCTTGGTTGCAGTGGCGTCGGCAGGTGGGGCAGGGGTTGCCGCTGCCATGGGCAGGGCGCATGGCGTGTGGGTCGATGGGTTGCTGACCATCGACGGCTACGGGTACGAGGTGGTCCGCGGTGTGTGCGTCCTCGTGTCCGCAGAGGTGGCACATGGTGCCGTAGATGGCGAACATCTGGGCCCTGGCTCTGCGGTAGGGGCGGCCTACGCGGTGCTTGCTGCGGGGCATGGCCTACCTCCGGGCGGTGCGGGCAGCCCGTCCGCCACAGCCAACCTGCCCGCTATCCCGCCCCCGGGTACGACGAAGCCCCACCGGTGCGGGGGCACTGGCGGGGCATCGGAGTCGTGTGGCGCTATCGCATTTCAGCCACCCTAAGAATCGGGGTGTGAACGGTCAGTGTCAAGCTGGCGCGCTGGTCAGGGCTTCCATTCGTCGCGGTAGCCGGGCCGGTCGGCGTACGGCAGGGCGAGCAGTCGGAGAACGTCGCGGTACGCCTGGCCGTACGCACCTGGGTACACCGGCCTGCCGGGCATCATCAGGTCCAAGATGCGCCGCTTGGCGTCCACCTCGGCCAGCACCCGGGCTGGATCGTGGCGAGCGATGTGCTCGGCATCGGCCATGCTCTGCGCGTGGCTGGCCGGTCCCGTCGCGGCCACACACCCGCTGAGTGGGCTTTCGCCGTACCCGACGAACTCCTCACCCTTGGCCCGGTCGAACTGCTCGAACGCTTCAGGATCGAGCCACACCTTGCCCGGGTTGTGCCACCACGGCGCCGAGGTCGCGGCCTTTGCCGCCCGCTCGTCCTCGTCGAGCTGGGCGCACAGCCAGGTCACCAGGTCATCCACGTCGCTCATCCTCCCATCACGCGGCCGCCGGAGCCCACACCCGCTCCGCGTAGTCGCGCAGCTCCTTCAGGTCGTACAGGGTCCGCTGCTTGCCGTCCTTGCCGCACCGGTTGACGCGCGGCACGTACGCCTCGTTGCGCTCCGCCTTGCGCGCCTCCAGCGACGCCCACTTCCGGATCAGCGCCGGGTCCACGGGCCGCCGCCACCGCAGCGCCAGGTCCGCCGCCCCTGCGTACGCGTCCACCGTGGCGGTGGCGTCACCCACGATCTCCCGCTGCCACCACTCCACGGTCTCGTCGGTGCCGCACCCATCGCACCCGATGAGCTGCCGCTCGCCGTACTGGTAGACCCGGGTGCCGCAGACGGACTCCACGCCGTCGAGGTCGCGGACGATGAGCGGGCAGTCGCCGATGTACAGCCGATCGGAGCCGGCCGGGTAGGCGAGGCGTCGGGTGCGCGGGTCGGAGGCGATGTCCCGCAAATCCTGCGCGTGTTCGTCTGCGGCGGCGTGTGCGGCCAGCCAACGCGCGTGGTGGGCCACGTACCCGCCGAGGGCTTCTGTGGCGTCCTGGGGCAACTGGTGGCCCCTCTCGTCAGCAATCAGGCGGCACAGGCTCACGAGGGTGGCTCGGATCGCGCTGCGGGCCTCCACCACGTCGCCGTCCACGGTGGGCGCACCGGTGCTGGACGTGGCCACCTTCTCGCCGCCGCGTCCGCCGGGCATCAACCTCAGCGCCAGGTCGTCGTGGAGCCGGGCGGCGGTGTGGGCGTCCTCGGCGAGACGGCGGGTGTCGACCTCGCACAGGCGCAGCCCGTCGGCGGCCAGGCGGGGCAGGCAACCACGGCAGCCGTCCTGCGGGCAGTCGTCGGTGTGGTGGTGCGGTATGCCGCAGTGCGCGGCGACGCAGAGGATCGTCATGGTTCGGGTCCCCCCTTGTAGGCTGGCCGGTGTTCAGCGCGGGCGTCCTACGGGGTGTCCGGGGTGGGCCTCCACAACTTCGCGGGCGTGGAGGCCCACCGTCGTTTACGGGGTCGGGGGCACTGGCTCAAGCGGGCCGAACAGGTTGCGGCGGCGGTGAGTCGCGAGGTGCTTCACGTCGGCGTTGCTGTCGCGCCGCAGTTGCTCGTAGGTTTCCTGTGCGGTGGCGAACAGCCCGTCGGGCAACTGGTGGAAGAACACCCCGATACGGACGCCGTTACGAGAGGCACTGATGACCGGCTCGATGCCGGGTTGCTCGGCATCGGACTCGGTGTAGTACCAGCGGACGACGGTGCCGTCCCCGATGGTTGGTGTGACGGTGACGATCATGTCGTGGTCCTCCTCGTTGGTGCCGCTCAGCGCGGCGCGGTGGTGTCGTCGGTCAGGTGACGGGCTACAGGCCATCGAGCGGCGATAGGTACTGCTCGCAGACGCCGAGGATCGCGGCGGGCGGGCGCTGCCGGTACAGCTCGAAGACGCCGCCGGTGTGGGCCTCGCGGACGTTGCAGGACTTGCACAGGTGTCCGCGCACGAGGTTGGTGGCGTGGTCGTGGTCGAGTACCAGCACCGCGCGTCGGCCGCAGATCGCGCATCGGCCCTGGTGCCACTCGTCCATGGCGAGTAGCGCGCCACCGTCGGAGAGCACCATGGCTCGGGTCCGATCGCTCAGCCCAGCGCACGCCGCCTCGGCGAGGTCGGCCACCACGGCGGCGGGCCACGACCAGCAGGCCGGCTCTGCCGGGTCGGCCGGGATGAGGTCGAAGGGCGAGGGTGCGGCCCGCTCGGCGGCGTGCCGCTCGCGCTCTTCCGAGGTGAGGTGGTTGAAGCAGGATGGCGCTGAGGACACCGGCGGCAAGGTGCACGGCCTGTTCCGCTTGATGGTGCGTCCGCATTTGCCCAGGTCAGATGCACCCTCGCTCATAACTCCAATGTAAACTAATCTGGCGGTTCGTTTACATTGCAGGTCAGAGGCTTGGAGGCTGTTGTGCTGAAGCTCATCGGGTACCTGCGGGTGTCCTCCGCCGGTCAAGTCGAAGCCTGGGGACTCGACCGCCAGGAAGCCGCCATCCGCCGATGGGCGAAGGCGAACGACGGTCGGATCGTGAAGTGGTGCCGCGACGAAGGCGTCTCCGGGACCGTCGAGGCCGTCGAGCGACCGGGGCTGGCCGAGGCCATCGAACTCATGGCCCCGCTGAAAGCCGACGGGATCATCGCCGCCGACATGGACCGCTACGCCCGCAAGCTCATGGTCCAAGAGGCGGCCTTCGGTGTGATCTGGCAGCGCGGTGGCCGGGCGTTCACCGCGACCGGTGGGGAGGTGCTCCAGGACCAGGACGACGACGCGGCCCGCACCCTGATCCGTCAGGTGCTCGGCGCGGTCGCCCAGTACGAGAAGACCCAGGCCGTCATGCGGATGCGTCACGGCCGACTGGCCAAGCAGCGCGCCGGCCGCAAGTCCACCGGCTCGTACGCCTTCGGCTTCCACGGCGAGGGCAGGGGACGCGAGCGAGACGCCGCACCCAACCCGGCCGAGCAGGCGGCCCGAGACGAGATCGTGCGCCGTCGGAAGGCCAAGGAGTCGTTCCGCGAGATCGCCGCCGCGCTGGACGCTGCCGGCCTCAAGCCACGCCGGGCCGACCGCTGGTCCGCGATGGCGGTCCGGTCGGTGGCCCGGCGAGCTGGGCTGAGCTGACATCACGTTCCTTCTGGTTCGTGGAAATTTGCTGGAGTTATCACGGAGCAGGGACGGGATTGTGGGAGTTATCCGGGGCGCCGGGCGGCGGTCATCGGCTGGCGCGGATGGCGGCGCGCTCCGCTTGGTATCGGGTCCACGCTGTGCGGCACGCGTCATCGACTGGCTCGCCGCGACGGCGGTGCCTCGTGTAGGCCGTCGGCGTCCCGCATGGCCGCAGGTGGTCGCGGTCGGTGCGCGCCCGGTAGTCCCGCCGCCGGTTCCGGGCGACCGTCTCGTGCTCGTGCCACAGTGCGGCGGCGTTGTTCCGGGCCCGCTGGAGTCGGGAGTTCAACGCCGTCGGGCTGACGCCGAGGGCGGCGGCGGCGCCGTCCATCGAGCCGACCGCCGCGTACGCCGCCAGCGCCGCCCGGTTCCCGTCGGTGAGTTGCGGCCAGATTTGAGTCAGTGCCAGCCGCTCCACCACCCGGTCCTCACACGACGGGGTGACGGTGGCGTGGTCGTACCAGTAGCGACGGAACTGCGGCATCTCGCCGCCGCCGCCGTCGCGGGGTGCGCCGTGGGTGCGCCGGTCGTCGCGGATCGAATCCCAGATCGCGTTTCGGCCGCAGTGCCACAGGTCCCGCTCCGAGGGGGGTTGGTCTGTGGCGTACAGGTGCTCGGCGATCGCCGACCAAGCCGTCTGGTAGCGGTCGTGCCCGTCTGCGGCGAACGTGCCGGCGTGGCGGGTGGCGGACGCGGCGACCCGATTGAGGTCGGCGAGGGTGAACCCGTGTCGTAGTTCGGTCATCGGGTGGCCTCGGCTTCTAGGCGATCCCGGTGGGCGGCGGTGATGCGTTCCACGTCGCCGCGGCGGACCGATGCTGGGGTGTGAATGGACCAGGCTGCACGGCAGTACAGGTACGACTGGTCGTCGAGTTCCCGGCTGAGCGTCGGGTTGCCGCGGGTCAGCGCTTTGGTGGCTTCGCGGCGGAGCCGCTGGCCGCGCCGGCTGTAGACCCGCGCCCACCGGTCCGCGACGTCGAGCTGCCGGGTCTGCTCGGCGATCCAGCCGGCGAGGTCTTGGGTGGGGTCGCAGCAGGCGGACCCGGGGTGCTGGATGGGCCAGGCGGGTGCGCCGAGCAAGTCGGCCTGCGCGGGTGCGGCGATGGTGGTCATGCGACGGCTCCGAAGTCGAAAGCCCCCTGGCTCAGCCGGGTGGCGATGGTCTCGCAGTACCGTTCGTCCAGCTCTACGCCGATGGCACGGCGGCCGAGGTTGCGGGCGGCGACCAGCGTGGAGCCGGACCCGGCGAATGGTTCGGCGACGACGCCGGGCGGGCAGGCGTCGATCAGCTGCTCCATGACGTCGACCGGCTTGGCGTGGGGGTGGCCGTACCTGCCGGCGGGGGACGACGGGCTCCCGGAGGCGCGGGTAGCGGTCTCCAGCAGGCTGCTCCAACGGGCTGCGCGCTTCGGCCAGGGCCCGGTGAGGTAGACGGGTTCAAGGTCGCGCCGCCATCCGGTGGTGCTGCCGAGCACCCCGGAGTCCGGCGGCTTGCGGTAGACGAGCAGATGCCGGTGCGGCGGGGCCGGGGCGAAGAACGACCCGAACACCAGCCCGGGTCGGTCGCCCCACACGGTGAGCGCGGCGTCGCGGGCGGACGTGTCGTTGTCGCTGACGATGCCTTCGTGTCGGTCGCCGCGGTTCTTGTTGACTCCGCCGCCGTGGCGCTTCCAGCCGATGCCGTAGGGCGGGTCGGTGACGAGGACGTCGGCCGCGAGCCAGTCGGTGATCTCGCGGCTGTCGCCGTGGTAGAGGGTGACAAGGTCATCGGAGTAGTAGGACTTCACGGCTTCTCTCCTTGATCAATCCGAAGGGGCAGAACGATGCTTTTGGGGGTACCGGCGGTCATGCGGCGGTCGCCTGTCGGGCGCCGAGGTGGTCGAGGATCTGCTCGCCGATGAAACGCGTGTACGCCGGCGGGATGCCGAGGGCCAGGCCGCGGGGTGACGCCCACGGGGCCTGCATGAGCCGGCGTGCCCTCTCGACGCTGGCGCGCATGTCGCCGCCGGGCCGCGACCGTCCACCGCAGGACCGGTCGTTCTTGGTGAGGTCGCCGTAGACGCCGATGATCCGAACACCGGTCCGGCGGCACCGGTGAGGACCGGGTGTCATCAGCAGCGCGTTCGACTCGAAGAGGCGGTGGCGGGCGAGGTGCCACCCGCCGTCGGTGAGGCCGAACATGGTGCCGCAGAGCACCAGCGGGGAGCCCATGACGTCCTTGGCGCCTTCGACGTTCTCGACCACCCAGAGACCACCGGTGGCTTCGCCCCAGGCCCGGAGGCGGTTGACGGTGTGCGGGAGCATCCATCCGGTTCCGCTGTCGCCGCCGCGGGCGAGTTCGGCGAGCGGCGCCCGGGTGGTGTGGTCGGTGCAGGGCGGCGATCCGACGATCACGTCATACCCGTCGAGCGGGTAGGTGGTGGCGTCGCCTTCGACGACGGTGACGTTGGGGTGGCGGACGTGGTTGGCGATGCGCTCCGGGTCGATCTCGACGCTGGTGACGTCGAAGCCAGCGAGTGCGTAGCCGTAGGCGGCGAGCCCTTCCCCGCCGAACAGGTCGAGGGCTCGGGGCCGGATCACGACGCCTCCTGTCCAAGCAGGTCGATGGTGGGGGTGCCGGTGTGCCGTCCGCCCTGGTACGGCACCACCAGCGGCGCGGGCATCTCCGGCAGGGCGGCGATCTCCGCCGGGATCACGGCGGGGCCGGCGGGGATGGGGTGTGAGTCCCAGCCGCAGCCGGGGCAGGGGCCGCCGTCCGCGCCGTGCCACTCGTGGGCGCAGGGCGCGGGCATCTCCGGCCAGGTGACCGCGTCGAGGGCAGCCCGGTGCGTGGCCGGCATCTGCGCCATCGGCTGCCCGAGGTGGTCGGCGGCCATCGCGGCGAGGACCAACGCGTCGGCCTCGTCCTCACCGCCGTCGAACCACGGGAAGCGCTTGGTGACTTCGCGGACCATGTCGGCCTTGGAGGCGTTGCCCTTGCCGGTGGCGTACTTCTTCACCGACGCCGGTGGGATGACGGCGACGGGCACGCCGTGGGTGTGTAGGGCGCAGCGGACCATCCACCAGAGGCCGGCGCGTTCGTGGTGTCCGGACTGGCCGGCTTGTGATCCGTAGCTGGGGCCTTCGATGGCGACGAGGGTGGCGGGGAGCCATTCGGTGACGATTTGCTGGCGGATGAAGAGGAGCCGGTCGGGGCCGCGGAGTTTGGGGCGGGGCTTGATGGTGTCGGTCCAGCAGATGCCGGCGAGGCCGGTGCAGGTGAGGCTGAGGTCGATGCCCAGCACCTTGAAGGTCACGGCTTCACCTCGGCGGGGGTCTTCGTCCAGCGGCAGGCGGGCTCGGTGGGGGTGGCGTCGGTCTTGCCGCGCCAGTAGGTGGGTGAGCCGGGGCAGAGCTGGCAGGAGTTGACGTGTCCGGCGGGTCCGGGGTGGCCGGGCATGTCGCACTGCGGCTCGGTGGCGGTGGGCTGGGTCATGGCGGGCTCCTTAGTGCTGGCGGCGGACGAGTGGGTTGGTGGTGTTGGCGCGGCCGAGTCGGCGCAGGACGTTCCGGCGGCGGTCGGCGAGGTCGGCGTCTTGCGCTGCGAGTTGGTCGAGGAACTGCTCGGCAAGAGGACCGATGGGCTCGGGGTCGTCGGTCTGCGGTGGCTTCGCGACCTCCGCCCGACCTCCGCCATCCCTGGTCAGAGCGTTCTCGGGGTCAAAACGGACACTGTCCATCGATGATCTTCCCTCCAGAAGGCTGTTTGATCTCCGCCCACCTCCGCCCGACCTCCGCCCGGCGGAAGTCGGAGGAGTCCCTCTGACCTCCGCCCGTCCCGCCCGGTCTTTAGACGGGCGGAGGTCAGAGGTCACTCCGGCCAGTCCGGCGGAGGTTCGACTTCCGCCCACCCCGGACGCACCCCCTCCCGCGCCTCGTACTTGTCCGACTTCGGGTCCTCCGACTGCCGGTACCGGGCGTTCAGGTGATGCATCTGCGCGTTGCGCGGGCCAACGAACCGGGCCACGAAGCCCTCAGTGACCAGAGCGTTGATCGCGGCCTTCTTGACCGAGTCGCGACCGCCCACGCCCTTCATCACCTGGTTCTCCGACTGGTCGGTCGGCTGGGCCTCGAGGAACTGCGACACCCGCTCCATGACGGAGGTGGGGCGGAACTCGTCCGACCGTGCGTCCGCGTCGCTGCTGGGTGCCTCGAGCGTCACCGCGATCACGCCGTCGGTGGTGGAGTCGACGACCACCTGGGCGGCCTCCTGGGTGCGGTCGGACTTGCGGAACGCCCCGCAGTTCGGTCGGATCGCGCCCGGCCGGTCCTTCGCCACCCGCAGCACCACCACCCCGCGCAGCCCACGCCCGAGCGGCTCCTTCACCTCGACCACGTACGCGGCGCCGTCGAGGGCGGACATCTTGGCCTGCGCGCCGATCGCGAACCGACCCCGGGACTCGGAGTCCTTCGTGACGTGGTCGACCTGGATGACCGCGGCCCCGGTCTGCTGGGCGAGTGGGCGGGCGAACAGCCGGTTCCAGGCGGTGATTTCGTCGTTGTCCTTCGACGCCACCCCGAACACCGAGGCGGCCTCGGTGACCCCGTCGATGACGGCCAGGTCGAGCCGGTCGGCGAGCAGCTGGTCGAACGCGGCCCGGTCCTCGAGCGTGGCGTGTGGCCGGACACCGGGGCGCAGGTACAGCAGCCCGGTGGCGACCTGCTCGCGGGTGGCGCCCATCATTAGGATCCGACCGACCACCACGGACGCGTCGGACTCGAAGTCGATGTACCCGACCCGGCCGCCGGCGGCGAGCACCCGGGCGGTCTCGGCCTGGGCGACCATGCTCTTGCCGGACTCGGACTCGCCTTGGAAGGTGTGGACCCGGCCGGGGTAGAGCAGGCACACGCCGTCGCAGCGGGGCATCAGCCGCGGCTCTTCGGGAACGTACGACCCGTCGAGGATGTCGGTGAGGTCGAGCGGCGCCCACGAGCTGGCGGGAGCGTCGTCGGCGGCCTGGTGCTGCTCGTCGTTGAGGCGCTGCTCGGCGAGCCGGCGTGCCTGGATCCGCACGTACTCGCGCTCGGTCTCGTCGGCGAGGTAGCGGGCCTTGCGCTCTTCCCGCTCCCGCTCGATCAGTTCCCGCTGGCGTTCGCGGGCGGCCTCGACCTGCTCGCGGGCGGCGGCGGTCTGCTTCTCCCAGGCGGCGTACTCCTCCGGGTGGCGGTCCGGGTCGAACGGGTTGGGTTCTTCCGGGGCCACGGTGTCCATGCCCTCCCAGTCGACGTCGAGGCTCACGCGGTCACCTGCTCACCGGGTGCCAGCGGTCGGCCGGTCTCCCAGTCGACGCCGAGGCCACCGCCGGGGTAATCGTTGTCGCGCGGTGAGGGGCGGTCGGCGGCCTCTCGCTCGGCGCGCTGCTTGACGGCCCGGTTGTGCCACCAGAGGGCATCGGCGGCGGTGAGGTTGCCCCGGATGCCGTTGCGGTGGTCGGGGTCGCGCCTGGGGCCGCTGAACGCGAACCGCAGCCCTTCCCACACGTCGGCGAGGGTGCCTTCGTGGCCGTCGGCGATCCCGTCGGCGTAGCCGCTCTCGTAGGCGAGGCGGACAGCGACCGGATCCTCGGGCGGCCCGTCGGCGGTGGCCGCGCCCATCTGGAAAGCGAGGGCGGTGAGGTAGGCGACCTGGGTGAGGACGAAGGTCTCCTGTCCGCTGGTGAGTGCGGCGACAGCGCGCTGGGCGGTGTCCTGGTATGGCAGGGCGCGGACCTCGTCGGCGCTTGGGGTGGTGCTGGTCATCAGGTCCCCCCTGGATGTGTCTGCGGTCGTGGGTGGTGCCGGATGGTCGGAGCCCTGCACCGACAGGTGGCCGATGCGGGACTCCGGCGAGCCGGATCAGAACGGGGGCTCTTCGTCCCAGGAGCCACTGGTGGATCGTGCGGACGTGGTCTGATCAGCCGGCCGGCTTCCGCCTCCGGTCCGCGCGGCCTTGTCGACCTTCGCGGTGGCGTAGCGCAGGCTCGGGCCGATCTCGTCGACCTCCAGCTCGATGACGGTCCGCTTCTCGCCCTCGCGGGTGTCGTACGAGCGCTGCCGCAACCGGCCGCTGGCGATGACGCGGGCGCCGCGGGTGAGGGATTCGGCGACGTGCTCGGCGGCGTCGCGCCAGACGTTGCAGGACAGGAACAGGGGCTCGCCGTCCTTGAACTCGCCGCTGGCCTTGTCGAAGTAGCGGGGCGTCGAGGCGATGCGGAACTTTGCGACCGCCGCCCCGGACGGGGTGAACCGCAGCTCCGGGTCGTCCGTGAGGTTGCCGATGACGGTGATGACGGTTTCGCCGCTCATGCGGGCTGCTCCTGCTTCTTGAGGTCGTCCTGGAGGTGGTCGATGACCTGCTTGGCGTCGGCCTTCGTCAGGTCCTTGGTGGTGGTGATCTCGCGGCGGAGCACGGCGCTGATGTAGCCGAGCCCGGCGTCGCGCTCGCCCTTACCGATGTCGGTCAGGAGCTTGTGGAGCAGGCCCTGCTGGGGCTGGGTGATCCCGTCGGCGCTTTCGCCCGGCAGGGGCGGCGGGGTGGTGGTGGGCCGCTGGGCGCGCTGCGTGGTCGGCTGACCGGTCGGTGCGGGCTGCGGGCGCTGCTGGCGCTGGGCGGTGCGGTGCCCGGCGGCGCCGTGCCCGTCGTCGTCCTCGTCCTCGGCGGCGATACCGGTGATAGCCAGCAGCACGTACCGGCGGGCGTAGGTGATCGCCGAGCCCATCTGCATCGGGTTGTCCGCCAGCTTCAGCGGGTACCGGCCGGTCTTCGACGTCTTCGACTCGACGTGCTCGAGCTCGTAGGCGAGGACGAACTTGCCCTCGTCGTCGAGCGTCGGGGTGCAGCTGTAGATGACGCCGAGCTTGTTGAGCCGGGACAGCACCACCTCGTTGACCTGGACGAGGTCGGCGTACTTGGTCTTCTGGTTGCCGACCTGCCCCTTTTTGTCCTTGACGAGGACGGGCGGATCGGCCTGGAGTTCGAGCAGGACTTCGGAGATGGTGGCGGCCATCAGAACGCCACCGCCTCAGCCTCGTCGGCCTTCACGAGCGCGTACCGCGAGGCGGTCGGCGGCTCGATCGGCTCGCCGACCAGGTCCCGCAGCCCGTCGACGACCCGGGCGACCTCCTTGACGTAGAGGAAGTCCCGGTACACGTCGTCGCCGCATAGAAGCGGTACGACGCTGTAGCCGTCAGGGCGGATGTGGATGCCGGCGCAGAAGTCCACGCCCGGCATGTCGATGACCTCGCCGTCGGGCAGGATCAGGAACTCGCTGTGCCGGTACCCGGCGAGCTGGAGGGCGACATCGCCGAAGATCCCCGACTTGGTGGTCTTCCAGTCGAGCAGCCCCCGCGCGTAGCCGTCCTCACCGCGGGGGATGTGGTCGTACTTCGGCATGTCCGGCAGCAGCACGTCGGCGATCAGGTCGAGGGTGCCGACGTGACGGCGGGTCTCGGAGTAGACGACCGCCTCGACGTGCACGGCGCGGACGTCGAACTCGTCGAGGAACCGCACGCACGACTGCACGTAGCCGGCGATGGCGTCGGGCACCGTGACGCGCTCGTTGGCGATCAGCCGTTCAGCGAGTTTGTGGACCTCGGTGCCCCTGGCGGAGGCCGCGTCGCGCTTCTCGTACCGCCCGCCCTTGATCTTCTTCAGGCGTTCGGACAGGGGCAGCTTGGCGAGGTCGTCCCAGTTGTCGACGGCGTACTCGGCGGTGGCTTCGCCGGCCCAGTTGAGCAGGGCTGGCTTGGGCAGCCCGTTTCCGGCGAGGGTGGTGACGCCGGGGACGCGCTCGCCGCCGGCGTCGAGGTCGACGTAGGTGTGGTTCCGCCCGTTCTGCTTCTTGACGATCTTCATGCGTTCACCTCGGCGTGGTTGCGGGTGGCCTCTTCGTTGAGGTCGTGGCGGGAGCAGTCGGGGCACATGGCGGCGCCGCAGATGAACAGCGGGTCGAAGGGCGGCCAGCGGGTCTCGGGCAGGTCGCAGGTGACGCAGCGGTTCACCGCTTGCCTCCCCTGATCAGCCGCAGGGGTTGTCCGCCGGGCTCGCAGCCGGGGTGCCGGTCGTAGACGTCTGGGGTGCCGTCGGCGTCTTTGGTGGCCGCGGGGTCGACGGGCCAGCGGCAGCCACCGGAGCAGGGCTGTCCGCCGTTCATGGCGGCGTGGGTGGCGGCGCCGATGTCCGCCCAGGTGCCGGCCTTCACGCCGCCACCTCCACCGCGGCGAGGTCTTCGACCTCAAGGGCGAGGGCCCCGCCGAGTGCCCGGCAGTACCGCTGCGGGCTGATGAGGACGACACCCGCCTTGGTGTGCTCGTAGTTGCTGACGGCCCGTTCTGTGGTGTCGAGCCGGTCGGCGACGGCTGCCTGGGTGAGTCCGACGGCGCGGCGGGCAGCGGCGAGGTTGCTGACGAGGTTCGCCTGGTCCCACCGGTGGGCCCGCTCCGGGTCGGCCGGTCGGAAGGCGTCGGCGGCCGGGTCGTGGATGGTGCCGACGCCGGGGAGCGCGTCGGGGTAGGCGACGATGCGCAGGTCGACGGCGTGGGCGTAACGCTGGAGCACCAGCAGGTGCCAGTTGGTGCCTTTCTCGACGTGGGCGATGGCGGTTTGGCTGAGGCCCATCGTCTGGGCGAGGCGGGCCTGGCTGAGGCCGTGCTCGTGGCGGCGTTCCACGAGGGCGGCGCGGAGGTTGAGTCGGGCGGCCAGGTCGTCGGGGTGGAGGTCGGCGATGGGGGTCATGCCGCCAGCTCTTGCTCTTGCTGCTGCGCGGCAGCCTGCTGCCGGTGCCAGTACTTCTTGACGGCATCGCCGCTCCACCCGACGGCCGCTCCGATCTGCGACCAGGTGGCGGGGGTGGGGCGGTCGAGCATCGCGACGATCGTCTGGTGGTGTTCGGCGAGCCCGGTCCGGCGACGCTGCTGGATGGGGTGGACGGCCGCGCCGCGTGGGGTCGCCAGGAGCTCGCGGCGTTCCCTCTCGGTCTTGCCGCCCCACACGCCGAACTGCTCGTGGTTGTTGAGGGCGTACTGGAGGCACTTGTCGGTGACGTCGCAGGTGCGGCAGAGGGCTTTGGCGGGTTCGGGGTTGCCGCCCTTCTCGGGGTAGAAGAGTTCGGGGTCGACCTGCCGGCAGAGGGCGTCGTCCTGCCATTCGGGGAGGGCGTTGGCGAGGGTGATCACTGCTCTGCTCCTTTCGTCTCGCCGGCGAGGTAGGCGGGCTCCAGCGGCCCGAGGTCGAGGGGCCCGAGGTCCGGGTCGACGTAGGCGTGGTGAGGCGTGGCGGTGATAGCGGCGATGGGCCGGCGGATCACGGTGGTGGCGATGTTGTGGGCGTAGTGCCGGCCGGCGGAGAGGGCAGCGTCGAAGGCGTCGGCGTGGTCGAGTCGCATGGCGCGTAGTTCTTGCTCCCAGGTGGGGGCGTCGGCGCCGACGTGTTCGGTGGCGGTGTTGCTGTCGAGCCCGATCCACTGGGTGAGGCGTTGCCGCCAGGTGGTGGCCGGTGGGGTGGGGTTGGTGGCCCAGGCGTGGACGGTGCCGTCGTGGAGGTCGTAGCTCACGACGCCACCTCGGCCTTCGGCAGCGCGTCCACCGCGGCGTTGAGAGCGGCGATGGCCTCCCGGTGGTCGCCGGCGGTGTCGCCGGACCAGCGCCACGCCTTGGCGGCCTCGACGACCGGCTTCAGCTCGTCGCGCTGCTGCCGTACCCGGGCGTTCTCGGCGACGAGCCGACCAACCTCGGCGGCGCGGCCGGCGGCGTACGTGCGGGCCTCGGTGAGGGCGCCGGCGTACTCGTCCCGCTCGGCGGTCAGCTGCTCGACCTTCGCCCACGCGGCTTCGGTGTCGTCCTCCCACGACTTCCCGGCGACCATCAGCCGCACGGTGGCGACGGCGGCCCACGCGGCGAGGGACATGGGGTTGGCGGCGGAGTTGGCGAGGTCGCGGGTGAGTTCGGCGGCGAACACCTCAGGGCCGACCTCGGCGAGGCGGGCCTTGCGGGCGGGGTTGCCGGTGAGGTCGTCGAGGTTGTTGACGGCGTCGGGGTAGGCCTGGTCGAGGCGGTGGATTTCGTGGGCGGTGTAGTCGTTGGTCACGTCAGGCTCCAGATCAGGAGGGCCAGCAGGATGGCGTCGAGGGCCAGCGCGATCGGCAGGGCGTGGAGGAAGCCCCGGAAGAACAGCGGGGGGTGCGTCTCCACGGCGGGGCAGGCGATGCCGTGCTCCCGGCCGGGCGGCGTCCAGCAGCCGGCGCGGCAGTAGTCGTCGGTGGTGTTGATGGGCATCGAGGTGGCGGGCTTTCGGCGGTGGTGGATCGCGTAGACGCCCATCACGCGGCCTCCGGCTTCCGGTAGTCGAAGAAGATCGGCCGGCGGAACGCGGCCATGGCCTGCGCGGTGAACTCGGCACAGTCGCAGTCCTCGCCGTCGAGGACGCCGCATCCGCACGCCTTCTCGGTGACGCGGGGTCCGGGGCGGCTGTCGCTGGTGCCAGGGCCGGTCTCTACGCCGCTGCGGGTGGGCGCGGGTGCCGCTCCGGGACGGCTCAGGTGGGCGAGGAACGTCTCCAGCTCGATCGCGGCGGTCATCGCTCAGTCCCCCATCGGGTGGGCGGGGCCATCTCGGCGACCAGGGCCGCCGTCGCCTGCCGCTGCGTGATCTCGGCCTGCACGAACAGCCGGTACTCGGCGGCGATCTCACCGGTGCGGGCTGCCCAGTGGGCGAGGGTCGCGGTCAGTTCCTCGTCGGTGGCGATATCGAGCTTCATACGCAGGTCGGCGAAGTTGTCCGCCTTGATCGGGGCGACAGCCGCCGCGTCCTGGCGGGCGATGGTCTCCTTGGCGGTGGCCACCGCCGTGGCGCGCATGCGGTCGGTGCCGTTCATCGGGTGCTCCCGGCGGCCAGCTCGCTGTAGTACAGGTTCTCCAGCAGCAGGAACACCGCGTCGTCGTCGTCCAGCCGGGCGTACTCGCCGACCCGGGCCAACGTCTGGCCCATCACCGAGTCGATCTCGCCGAGGGTGGGGATGAGGGCGAGGTGGTTGCCGAGGACGTCGTAGACGACCTTCCCGGCCTCGCCGGTGACCGACCAGCGGTCCGAGCCGTCGGCGGGGTGTTCGGTCTTGGCGGAGGTGATGGTGCTGCTCATGGTCTAATTCCCTTCGGTTGGCGGCGCCCCTGCGGACTTGGCGGTTGGTGGGGGCGCTGCGTTGTCTCCGGGCCCGGGTGGGCACCGGGTGGATCAGGCGGCGCTCTGGGTGCGGCGGGCAGCGGCGCGGCTCTCGCGAGCCTCGATCCGACTGCGCTCGCGGCGGCACGCTCGGCACTCGCGCCGGGCGATGCCTCCCGACCGCTGCCGGGAGTAGGTGTTCTCCGCCGTGTACTCGTGGCCGTTCGGGCAGTGGGTCTTCGCCGCGTTCTGGTGCGGCATCGTGTGCTGACTGCGGAGCACGTTCTCGCCTCGCGTCACCGGCTCCAGGTGCGCCGGGTTGACGCACCGGCGGTGGCGGCAGTCCGTTCCGCCGGGGCAGGTGGTGTCGACGTTGTGGCAGCGGTGGTCGATGATCAGGCCGTCCGGGATGGGCCGACCCATCAGCTCGTAGGCCATCCGGTGGGCACCGACGCCGCGGAACAGGCCGTAGCCCTCGTCGTCGATGAAGCCGCGCCACGGCCAGCAGGCCTCGATGCCGCCGGTTGTGTCGACCTGGGCGATGAACGCCCGCAGCCGCAGCGGGTGAATCTCGGTCATGCCGCGCTCCGGCTGGCGAGCGGACCGTTGAGGGCCGGCTGTCGCACGGCCTCCTCGATCTGCCGGACGTCGGCGGGGGAGAACCGAACGAGGCGGCCGAGGCGGCTGACCGGCCATTCGCCGCTCTGCACTCGAACCTCGACGAAGCGCTCCGAGACGCCGAAGTATGCGGCGAGTTCCTTCTGGGTGAGATGACGGTCGGTCATGACTTGGTGTGCTTTCTCGTGGGCCCGATGTGCCTCCATGGGCCAACAGTAGCCACATTCAGCCAAAGTCAGCAAGAGGAATGGCAGATTCTGGCACACGATGGCCGAACAGACGAGATGCCGGGCTACCTTCGGCTGACTTCAGCAACCTTCGGCTGGCACAATGCCGCTCATGGATGAGCGTGGAGAGCGGGATCTGCTTGCGCGGAAAGTCCGTGCACGCCGGGTAGAACTTGGCTTGAGCGTCCGAGCCGCAGCCCAGGCCGCCGAGATGGACCGCAACACCTGGTCGTATCTCGAAGACGGCAGCAAGAAGACAGCCGAGTTCAAGTACGCCGGCATCGAACGCGCTCTCCAGTGGGAACCCGGAAGCGTGACCGCGATCCTCGACGGCCGTGACCCGACCCCCGTCACCGCGCCCAGCGAGGCCGACGACGAAGAGATCGAGCTGGTCCGCGGCGACAAGAAGCTCACGCCAGAGATGCGGGACAGGATCATCGCGCTGATCCACGAGCGCCGTAAGCGGCAGAAGGCCGCCAGCCTGGAAGAGACCCGCAACATGATCGAACTGTTCCGCCGCGGCTGATCGTGTGGGTTGAGAAGAACGGGCCCACCTACCGGATCCGCGACCTCATCGACGGCAAGAAGGTCACGCTCGAAGCCGGGTGGCCCAACAAGACGTCCGCTAAGAAGCGACTTACCACTCTCAAGGCTGACCAGCTGCGTGGCGACTTCATCGACCCCCGCGCGGGCAAGCTCTCCGTCGCTGACTGGGTGGCGTTGTGGTGGCCCGGCCACGAGACGGGCCTGAAGCCCACGTCGGTTCAGTCCGAGGGCTCCCGCGTGCGGATGCACATCGTGCCCCTGCTCGGCCACCTCGCCTTGGACGAGGTCGACAACCTCGCCATCCAAGCGTGGATCACGAAGCTGCTCGTCGGGATGCCGGACCTCAACCGCCCCGGGAAGTGGGCGCGCCGGCCTCTCTCGGCGAAGACTGTCCGGTCGTGTCACGGGCTGCTGCACAGCCTGATGAGCGCCGCCGTGCGGGCCCGGAAGATCCGCGTCAACCCGTGCGCGGACACGAAGCTGCCCGAGCTGGTACCGAGGGAGATGCGGTTCCTCACCGAGCCGGAGGCCGGCCGGCTGCTCGCGGCGGTGCCGGAGCACTGGCAACCGCTGGTGCTGCTGCTCGTCTCCACCGGGCTGCGGTGGGGCGAGGCCGTGGGGTTGCAGCTCAAGCAGCTGGACGTGCTCGGCGGGAAGCTGACGGTGGTCCGGGCGATGCACGAGATGTCCGACGGGTCGCTGATTTTCGGCACGCCGAAGACCGCCCGTGGTCGGCGGACGGTGACGTTCACCCCGAAGGTCGCCGAGGCTCTGGCGCCGCTGGTCGTGGGGAAGGACCGCGACGATCTGGTGTTCGAGACGCCGACGGGCAAGCCGGTGCGCGCGCGGAACTTCAGGCGCGGCTGGTTGGAGTGGACTGCGGCAGCCGGGTTGAGCGGGCTGCGTATCCACGATCTACGGCACACCCAGGCGGCGTGGCTGATCTCGTCGAACGTCGCGCTGTCGGCGATCAGCCGGCGGCTCGGCCACGGCTCGATCGCGGTCACCGACGGCCTCTACGGGCACCTGCTGCCTCAGGTTGAGGTGGGCATCCTGGCTGCTGTGGCAGACGCCCTGGAGCACATCGACTTGACCGCCGTGGCCGCTGAGGTGGCGGCGGAGCTGGCCGAGGTGGAATAG